TGCTGTGGGCCATGTCGAACGGGAAACCTACGCCGCAGCCACTCTCGTGGCGCGGATGGAAGACGCGTCCCTGGATCAGGCTGTTGTCTGGGACGATGTTGCCACCTTCGACGGCCGCCCGTGGCGCGGCGCAGTGGACATCGTCACTGCGGGCTATCCGTGCCAGCCGTTCTCCGTCGCGGGCAAGCGCCGGGGCGCGGACGACCCGCGCCACCTCTGGCCCCATGTCGCCCGCGTCATTGGCGAGACCGAGCCGCCCTTCGTCTTCCTCGAGAACGTCGCCCATCATCTCCGCCTCGGCTTCCCCGACGTCGCCGGAGGACTGGTCGGCATGGGCTACCGCCTTGCGGCGGGCCTCTTCACGGCGGCGGAAGTCGGTGCGCCCCACAAGCGGGAGCGGCTGTTCATTCTCGCCCACCGCGAGCGCGACCACCTGGCCGACCCCGCGCGCCTGCTCTGGCACCCGGTCGAGTGGCGGGAACCGGACGGAACTGCTGCGGCTCTGGCCGACGCCACTGGCGGGCGACAGCAAGGGGACGCGGAACCGGACGAGCAATCGCAGCGAGACGGCGCGCCCGCGCAACGACGGGACCACGCTTTGCGATGCGACCCGGCTCTGGATGACGCCGACAGCGCGGGATCACAAGGACGGGGCGACGAGCCTCGCGAACACACCTGTGAACGGGCTGCTTGGCCGCCAGGTCCTGGTGACGCCGACGGCTGGCGAGCGTTCCTGCGACACGCCCCAGACCTTGAACCCGCTGTTCGTCGAGGCGCTGATGGGCTGGCCCACCGGGTGGACCGGCTTCGGCTCTGTGGCAACGGAGTGGTCCCGCTGGTCGCGGCGCATGCGATCCGAACTCTCGCAGCTGAGTTGCTGGCCGATGGATGAGAACGTGGCATGAAGCAGAGCCGGGCCATGTCGCTGGTCGAGGCTATCGCAAACGTAGCGGTTGGCTACGGCGTCGCCGTCGTGACGCAGATCCTGATCTTCCCGGTCTTCGGGCTGCACACGACGCTCGCGCAGAACCTCAAGATGGGCGCGGTGTTCACGGTAGTGAGCATCGCGCGGTCCTTCGCGCTACGGCGGCTTTTCGAGGCGATCCGCATCCGTGAGTCCAAGTCGCTGAATGACGGAATGAAGGTGACTCCTGCTCGTCCGGTGAAATACACTCGCTTCCAGAGGAAGGAACCGAGCGAATGTCGGGCGGACAAGAGCATTGGAACGGGGTCTATGGTGCGAGGTCGGAAGACGAACTGACCTGGTTCGAGGCCACGCCCGCTCTGTCGCTCGAACTTGTCCGTGCGCGTCTTCATCCGGGTGAGCCGTTCATCGACATCGGCGCCGGCGCATCGCGTCTCGTCGATGTCCTGCTCGAGGAGGGGTTTGGCCCTCTCACCGTGCTGGACCTGTCGGGCGCCGCATTGGCGGTCAGCAGGCAGCGTCTCGGCGCTCGGTGCGACGACGTTGCCTGGATCAAGGCGGACATCACGAGGTGGGAGCCGGACCGGACCTACGCCGTCTGGCACGACCGTGCGGTATTCCACTTTCTGACCGCGGCCGAGGACCGTGCCGGTTACGCCCGCGCGCTGTCGGCTGCCCTGCGCCCGGGTGGGATCGCGATCATCGCGACCTTCGCGGACGATGGACCGGAAAAATGCTCGGGCCTGCCCGTGGTGCGCTATGCGCCCGAGGCGCTGGCGCAGGAACTCGACAGGCTGCTGCCGGGCCGGTTCGAGACGCTGGACGCACGACGCCACATGCACATCACGCCGAAGGGCAATCGTCAGAGCTTCCAGTACAGCGTGTTGCGGAAAACGGATCGCTGAGATGAGAGCCGCCGCCCCGAGCGGGACGGCGGCGTCGAGCCGTGGTGCTCTGCGGCGTCAGTCGCTGGGCAGGCTGTAGACCCGCCCGCGGCCCTCGACCTTCTCGGAGGTCACTTCGAGCCCGAGCTTCTTCTTGAGAGCGCCGGCGAAGGCCCCGCGGACAGTGTGCGGCTGCCAGCCCGTTTCGGCGACGATCTCGTCGATGGTCGCGCCGCCCTCGGCGCGGAGCATCTCGATCAGCTTCGCCTGCTTCGTGCCCGTGCGCGATGTGCGCGCCTTGGGCGCGGGATCGGCCTCGGCGGGGGCGTCCTGCGGGGCTTCCGCGCTCGGCGCCTCGTCGGCACCCGTGGGCGCAGTGTCGCCACCGTCCGGCTCGACGCCGATGGCGGCGAGGCCCGCGTCCGTGATGTGCAGGAGGATGGCGTTGCCGTCCTCGTCGTTGCGCCAGATGCGGTTGAGCGCGGCGTCCGCCTTGGTCTGGCTGTCGGTCGTGGTCTCGGCGATCAGCCCGCGGGAGAGGAGCGCGCCGACCACCTTGGCCGCGGCGCCGCCGCGGAGCGAGCCGGGAAGCGGCAGGACGTTGCGGTCCTCGCGCTGCGCGGCGGCGCCGAGGATCACGAGTTGGGTGTCGGAAAGCTTGGTCATCTGGGGTCTCCGTGTTCGAGGCCCGCGTCATGCGGCGCCTTCTACGACCCCGAGCCGCGCAGGGCGCGCGGCGGGAGTTCCGGCGGTGCCGGAGTTCAGCGGGCGTGCTCGCCTTCGCCGAAGGCGCTGTCGGTGATGCGCTTCAGGAGGCTTGCGTAGTGTTCGAGGGTGCCGACCATGGCCCAGCCGACCTCGTCGGGGTGGCAGTTGAAATGGTCGTCGCTGAGGGCCTGCAGGCGCGCGAGCATCGCGTCGATCTCGGCCTTCTTTCCGATGAAGGCGTTAAGGGCCGCCTCCTTGTTTCTGCGCGCCTTCTCGGCGCGGGCCTCAAAGCGCGGGGTGGTGATCGGGTTCAGGCGGGTGGTCATCGTCGTTGCTCCAGGTGAGTTGCATCGTCGTCGTGGGATGGACGTTCGCTCCACGCGCCCGGCTTATCAACTCTATAAGCACCTGACTTTGAATGATAATCGGAGCCGTCGATGCAGGGCATGAGCGAGCGCCAGTATGCCGCCCATGTCGGGCTGTCGCGCGGCGCGATCCAGAAGGCGAAGGCCGCCGGCCGGCTCGTCCTGCACGAGGATGGCAGCATCGACGCCGCGGCGTCCGACAAGCTGCGGACCGAGACGACGGACCCGTCGAAGACTCGCAAGCCGCCTGCGCCGAAGCTGAAGCCCGTGCCCGAGGCCGCCGTCGCCGCCGTCGGCGATACGCTACGGGAACAGGGGCTTTCAGCCCCGGCCGTCGGCGGCGGCACGACGTTCCTTCAGGCCAAGACCGCGAACGAGGTGCTGAAGGCTCAGGAGCGGCGCATCCGTCTCCAGAAGCTGAAGGGGGAGCTGGTCGACCGTGCGCGGGCGGAGACGCTGATGTTTCGGCTCGCGCGCGACGAGCGCGACGCGTGGGTGACCTGGCCGGCGCGGGTCGCGGCGCTGATGGCCTCTGAACTCACAGCGGCGCTTGGGGACACATGCGAGGTGGAGGCGGCGCTGATGCAGAAGGTTCTGGAGGCCCATGTCCGCGCCCAGCTCGACAGCCTCGCAGAGATCCGACCCGGGCTTGGATGACGACCTCTTCGGGTTCGACGGCGCCGCCGCGCTGATCCGTGCCTGGTCGCGGGGTCTGCGTCCTGATCCTGACCTGACCGTCTCGAGCTGGGCCGACCGCCACCGGAAACTCGCCTCGCGGGCCTCGGCTGAGCCGGGGCAGTACCGGACTGCGCGCACGCCCTACATGCGCGAGATCATGGACCGGCTCTCGCCCGGCGATCCGACCCAGCGCATCGTGTTCATGAAGGCCGCGCAGGTTGGCGCGACCGAGGCCGGCAACAACTGGATCGGGTTCGCCATCCACCAGGCACCGGGGCCGATGCTCGCGGTCCAGCCGACGGTGGAGCTGGCCAAACGCAACTCGCGCCAGCGGATCGACCCGCTGATCGACGAAAGCCCCGAGCTGCGGGAGCGGGTGAAGCCCGCGCGATCCCGCGATGCGGGCAACACGATGCTGTCGAAGGAGTTCGCGGGCGGCATCCTGATCATGACCGGGGCGAACTCGGCGGTGGGACTGCGCTCCACCCCGGCGCGCTACATCTTCCTCGATGAGGTCGACGCCTATCCGGCCTCGGCCGACGAGGAAGGCGATCCGGTCACGCTGGCCGAAGCCCGGTCGCTGACCTTCGCGCATCGGCGCAAGGTGTTCCTGGTCTCGACGCCAACCATCCGGGGCCTGAGCCGGATCGAGCGGGAGTTCGAGGCATCCGATCAGCGGCGCTACTTCGTGCCGTGCCCCCATTGCGACGCGATGCAGTGGCTGAAGTTCGACCGGCTGCGCTGGGAGAAGGGGCGCCCGGAGACGGCGGAGTATCTCTGCGAGGGCTGCGAACGGCCCATCGCGGAGCATCACAAGACGAGGATGCTCGAGCGCGGCGAGTGGCGCGCGACCGCCACCGCCACCGATCCGACCACGGTCGGCTACCACCTCTCGGCGCTCTACTCGCCGGTGGGTTGGCTCAGCTGGCAGCGGATCGCGCGGGCGCACGAGGCGGCACGGGGCAGCGACGAGGCGATGCGGGCGTTCCGGAACACCATCCTCGGCGAGACCTGGATGGAGACCGGCGAGGCGCCCGACTGGCAGCGGCTGGCCGACCGGCGCGAGGCATGGACGCCGGGCACGGTGCCCGAGCGCGGCCTGTTCCTGACGGCCGGAGCGGACGTTCAGAAGGACCGGATCGAGGTCGACGTCTGGGCATGGGGCCGCGGTCTGGAAAGCTGGCTCGTCGATCACCTCGTGCTCGAGGGCGGCCCCGGCAATCCGGCCTGCTGGCAGCAACTGACAGAGCTGCTCGGCCGGACATGGACGCATGCCTCGGGTCAGCCGATGGCGATGGCCCGGCTCGCGATCGACACGGGCTACGAGACCAGCGCAGTCTATGCCTGGTCGCGCCAGGTGGGCTTTGCGCAGGTGGCGCCCGTGAAGGGCGTCGAGGGGTTCACCCGGACGAGCCCGGTGACGGGACCGACCTATGTCGATGCCACCATCGCCGGCAAGCGGCTGCGGCGCGGGGCGAGGCTCTGGACCGTGGCGACCTCGACCTTCAAGGCCGAGACCTATCGCTTCCTGCGGCAGGACCGGCCGACGAGGGAAGAACAGGCGGCGGGTACGCTGTGTCCGCCCGGCACGATCCACCTGCCGGACTGGGCGGCCGGCGAATGGCTGAAGCAGCTGACGGCCGAGCAGCTGGTGACGGTGAAGGGCAAGCGTGGCTTCACGCGGCTCGAATGGCAGAAGCTCCGCGAGCGCAACGAGGCGCTGGACACACGGGTCTATGCCCGCGCGGCGGCCTGGATCGCGGGCGCGGATCGCTGGCCTGCGGCGCGGTGGGCTGATCTGGAAGCGCAGCTCGGGGTGGCGAAGCAGGACGGGCCAACGGACGGTGCGGCAACGGTGCCGTCCGTCCCGACACGACCAATGCCGCGCCGGCGCACGGTGCGCTCGAGCTACATGAGGTGATCCATGGCCACGGCCGCAGAGCTCCGCGCCCGCCGCGACGCGCTCACCGCGCAGCGGTCCTCGGGCGTGGCGCGGGTCAGCTATGACGGCAAGACCGTGGATTACCGCAGCGTTGCCGAGATCGACCGGGCCATCGAGGCGCTGGACCGTGAGATCGCTTCTGCCGAGGGGCGCCGGATCGTCCGGCATGTGCGCGTGACAACGGCCAAAGGCCTCTGAACCCATGGGCTTCTTCGACCGCTTCCGCCGCCGGTCCGCCGGCGGCCCCGCTGCCGTGCGCGCCCGTTTGGAGGGCGCCATGGCGAAGCGGCGGCTGCGTGGCTGGAATCCGCCGCTCGAGAACATCAACGCGCTGGTCGCCTCCGGCGGCCCGCGGCTGCTGGCGCGGTCCCGCGAACTGGTCGTGACCAACGGCTATGCCGCCAACGCCTGCGAGGCCTTCGCCGCGAACCTTGTCGGCGACGGGATCAAGCCGTCCTCGCTCATCGGAGACGCGGATCTCCGCGACCGGGTCCAGCAGCTCTGGCTCGCCTGGACAGACGAGGCCGACGCGGACGGGCTGACGGACTTCTACGGCCTGCAGGCCATGGTCGCGCGGGAGATGTTCGTGGCCGGCGAATGCTTCGTCCGGATGCGCCCGCGTCGGGTCGAAGACGGGCTACTGGTCCCGCTCCAGCTGCAGCTTCTCCAGTCCGAGATGCTGCCCTTCGAGAAGACCGAGACCGCGGCGAACGGCAACCGCATCCGCTGCGGGATCGAGTTCGATGGGATCGGCCGCCGCGTGGCCTACCACTTCCGCCGCCGCCACCCGGGCGACAGCACCGACCAGGGGGCGGTCATCCCGGAGACGGTGCGCGTGCCGGCGGCGGACGTGCTGCACATCTATCGCCCCATCGACGCGGGCCAGATCCGGGGGCTGCCGCATATCGCGCCGGCGATGGTGCGGCTGTTCCTGCTCGACCAGTACGACGACGCCGAGCTCGACCGGAAGAAGACCGCGGCGATGTTCGCGGGCTTCATCACCAAGACCGCGCCGGAAGAGCCCTTGATGGGCGAGGCCGAAGCGGACCTCGACGGTGCGGCCATCGCGAGCCTCGAGCCGGGCACCATGCAGGTACTGCTGCCGGGCGAGGACGTGAAGTTCTCGTCCCCGGCGGATGTCGGCGGCGGCTACGAAGCGTTCCAGTATCGGACACTGCTGGCGGTCTCGGCCTCTCTGGGGCTGCCCTATCACCTGGTGACCGGCGACGTCCGGCAGGCGAACTACTCATCCCTGCGCGCGGAGCTCGTCGAGTTCCGCAGGCGCATCGGCCAGCTGCAGCATGGCGTGATCGTGCACCAGCTCTGCCGCGCGGTCTGGATGCGCTGGCTGGAGACTGCGGTGCTGTCGGGCGCGCTCGATGCCGATCCCGCGAAGGTGCGACCGGTGCAATGGATCCCGCCGCGCTGGGACTGGGTCGATCCGCTGAAGGACATCCAGGCGCAGGTGCTGGCGATGGAGGCGGGCATCACCTCGCGGCGCAAGGTGGTCGAGGCCACCGGCTACGACGTCGAGGAAGTCGACCGCGAGAACGCCGCCGACGCCGCGCGCGCGACAGGTCTCGGCCTGCGCTACCGCACGAGCCCCGGCGAGACGCAGGGCGCCCGCGCGACGCCTGCAACGCGGGCCGAGCCCGGCAATGGCGCCGGCAACGATACGGACGACGGCGCCGCGGCGACCGATCCGGCCACCGAACAGGAGTGACGACATGGCAAGCTGGTATGCGATCCGCGCCCGGGGGACCGGCGCGGAAGTGGCGATCTATGACGAGATCGGCGCCTACGGGGTCTCCGCGAAGGGCTTTCTCGCCGAACTCGGCGCGCTGCCCGACGGCACGCCCGTCGATCTGCGGCTGAACAGCCCCGGCGGCTCGGTCTTCGATGCGGTCGCGATCCACAACGCGCTGAAACGGCACGCGGGCCCGGTCACGGTCTGGATCGACGGCATTGCCGCCTCGGCGGCCTCCTACATTGCGATGGCCGGCGACGAGATCGTCATGCCCGAGAACGCCTTCCTGATGATCCACGATCCTTCTGGCCTCGTGATGGGCACGGCCGAGGACATGCGCGCCATGGCCGAGGCGCTCGACAAGGTGAAAGGCAGCCTCGTCTCGGGCTACGCCGCGAAATCCGGCCGGACGCCGGAAGAGGTCTCCGCGCTCATGGCCGCCGAGACATGGTTCGACGCGTCGGACGCCGTGGCACAGGGCTTTGCCGACCGGCTGATCGAACCCGTCCGCATCGCCGCGAACTTCGACATTGGGCGCTTCCGCAATGCGCCGCCGGTGTTGGTAGAGCAGGTCGAAGCGGATCAGGACTCCGACGACGCGGCCGACGGCGTCGAGATCGTCGCGGACGAGGACACCGACGAGGCCGCCGAAGGCGATCAGCCTTCTGATGCCGAAAACGAGCAGGCCGCCGCCGCCGACACCGCTCAGCCTCCGGCCGAGACGCCACCTCCCAGCGGCGCGCCGCCGGATCCCGCCGCGATCCGGGCCGATGCCATCGGCCACGCCCGCGCCGTCATCGATCTCTGCCGCCTTGCCGGCCAGGCGCAGATGGCCGGCCGTTTCCTCGAAGAGGACGCCAGCCTCGACGAGGTGCGCGCTGCACTGCTCGCCGCAAAGGCCGAGGCCGAGCCCGAAATCGTGCCCCATCACCGGCAGCCCGGCCGGTCCTCGGCCGCGCGCCCCTGGGGCGAGATCGTCGCCCGCACCTTCAAGCTGAAAGGATGACACCATGACCACGCTGGTCGAAGGCACGCACCCCGGCGGCTTCCTCGTCTGGGAAGCCTTCCGCGACTACACCCGCGAGACGATCACCGTCGCGGCGGGCACGCTCGAGCCCGGCACGGTGCTCGGCAAGATCACCGCGTCCGGGAAATACGCCGCGCACGATCCCGCCGCCGTCGACGGCACCGAGACCGCCGTCGCGGTGCTCTGGGGCAAGGCGGATGCGTCCAGCGGCGATGCGCCCGCCGTCGCGGTCGTCCGTGGGCCCGCCATCGTCAACCGCCACGACCTCGTCTTCGCCGGCACGCCCAGCGAGGGGGAGATCGCGGCCGCCCACACGGCGCTCCTCGCCGCGGGCATCCTCGTCCGCTGACCCAATTCCGACAGGAGGCATCCTCATGGCCACCATGGACATCTTCGAAGGCGATGCCTTCACCATCGTCGAGCTCACGCGCGCGCTCGAGAACATCCCCTACAAGCCGGCGCTGCTCTCGGGCTCGAACCTGTTCAGCCCGCGCGGCGTGCGGTCCCGCACCGTCGTGATCGAGAGCCGCGACGGCACGCTGTCGCTGATTCCGTTCTCCGAACGCGGCTCGGCCTACGAGCAGCAGGTCCCGGACCGGCGCGAGATGCGCGCCTTCGTCTGTCGCCAGTTCAAGAAGCAGGACGTGCTCTGGGCCTCCGAGATCCAGTCCGTCCGCGACTTCGGCTCCGAAAGCGCCACCCAGCAGGTGCAGACCGAGGTGGCGTACAGGCTGCGCAAGCTCCGCCAGGACGCCGAGACCACCTTCGAATACCACCTTCTGAACGGCATCCAGGGGCTGGTAAAGGACCCGAAGGACCACGCCACGGTCGTGAACTACTTCACCGAGTTCGGCATCACGCCGGCGGCCGAGATCGACTTCGACCTCGACAATGCGAGCCCCGCCTCGGGAGCACTGCGAAAGCGCTGCCAGGCGCTGATCGAGAGCGTCGAGGACTCGATGGGCGGGCTCTCGGCCGGTGCCGTGCAGATCCGCGCCGAATGCGGCTCGGCCTTCTTTGCCGATCTCGTGGCCCACAAGGAGGTTCGGGAGACTTACCTCAACACCGCCGCGGCGGCCGATCTGCGGGGCCGCGTCGCCGACGAGGTCAGCTTTGGCGGCATCACCTTCCGCCGCTACCGGGGCGGCGTCGGCTTCACCGTGCCGACCGACAAGGCGTTCTTCTATCCCGAGGGCATCGAGGGGCTCTTCGAGATCTACTATGCCCCCGCCGATACCTTCGAGACGGTGAACACGCTGGGCCAGCCGCTCTATGCCCGCACGATCCCCGACCGGGATCGCGACGAATGGGTGCGGCTCGAGATCGAGAGCAACCCGCTCCCGATCTGCACCCGGCCGCAGGTGCTGCGCTCGGCACGGCGGACCTGAGTCAGAGCGTGACGCCGTATCGGGCGTGAAGATCGCTGAGATGCCGGACCAGCCAGTCGGCCGGTTCGGTATCCTGCCAGAAGCGCCAGAGTTCGGGATAGCTCATCGCCTCGAACGCCGGCGATGATCCTGCCACGCGCGCCCTGAACTCCTCGATCTCGTCTCGATGGGCCACAAACTCGGGACCGGCGGTTGGGTTCGCGGGCTCCCAGAACAGATAAAGCAGCGTCACCGGTCGGTCGGGGAAGCTGCGTGCCAGTCCGAACGCATGCTTGATAAGCTGCGCAGCGTCGAGCCAGGTGTACTTGTCTGGCCGATCCCGGAGGCGCAGCATCTCGCGAAAGTATCCCTGATCGCGCCGCGTGTCCCTGATCTGCTCCTCGTAGGCGTGCGAGAATTCGGCCCGGTGGGCCGACAAGTGTTCGGTCAGCTTGGACTCGATCCCGACCACGCCGCCGGGGCCCGAAAGCACGACGTCCAGGTTGGGTGCACGGCCGCCGCGGAGTCCGGTGGGGCATTTCCGTTCGAAGCGAAGATCGTCGAAACCGGCACCCATCGGCATGGCGAGGTCGGCGATCCGGCTCCGAAACGGCGCGAAGCAGTTGACCGCCAGCCCTGATGAAGAATGGGCCGCCCGAAACTTGGTTTCCAGCTCGTTGCCGTCGCCCGAAGACAGGTCTGCTTCGAAATCCTTCAGCGTGACCTGCGGAAGCAGGGTGTCGCGAAAATCTGCAACGTAGCCCTTCGGGTCGAGAGATGTGTCCGGGTGCTGGTGAACGAAAGCCTCTGAAAGAGCTTGAACGGCTCGGATCCTCGTCGGGCGTTCTGAATACGATTCCTGTTTCATGGGAGCAGTATAGCTATGACCAGCGCGTTCGCATCCGCCCTCGACGCGCTCTTCGCGGATGCGCATCTCGCGCGCGACATCGTCTACACAGCGGAGGGCGGCGCGTCCTCGCTGGTCCGGGCGATCCTGCGCCGGCCCGATGACGTTACCGGCTTCGGCGAGGCGCGGATCTGGTCGGAGAGCACCCGGCTCGATCTGCGCCTTTCCGAGGTGGCCAACCCGCGTCCCGGCGACCGCATCGAGATCGACGGCGAGGCCTTCCTCATCCAGGGCGAGCCCGTCCGCGACCGCGAACGGCTGGTCTGGACCGTGGATCTGCGTCCGGCCTGATCGCGATGAAGCTGAAGCTCGACATCACCCCGGACCTCGTCGCCGCCATGGCCGCCGAGGTGAAGGCCGGAGAGAAGGCCGTCACCGCCGCTATGCGCGAAGCCGGGACCGGGCTCAAGACCGCCTGGCGCGGGCAGATCACCGGCGCGGGGCTCGGCCGGCGGCTCGCCAACTCGATCCGGAGCCAGACCTACCCGAAGGCCGGCGAGAGCCTGAACGCCGCAGCGCTCGTGTGGTCCAAGGCCCCGGTCATCGTCGGCGCTCACGATACCGGGCCGCTGATCCGCTCTAAGGACGGGTTCTGGCTTGCGATCCCGACGCCAACCGCCGGACGCGGCCTGCGCGGCGGCAGGATCACCCCCGGCGAATGGGAGCGCCGCCGGGGGCTGCGGCTCCGCTTCGTCTACCGTCGCCGCGGGCCCAGCCTGCTGGTGGCAGAGGGACGGCTGAACAGCCGGGGGCTCGGCGTCGCATCACGCTCCAGGACAGGCCGCGGGCGCACGACGGTGCCGATCTTCCTGCTGGTTCCGCAGGTCAAGCTGCCGAAGCGGCTCGACCTGGACCGCGACGCGGAAAGAGCGCTCGACAGCGTGCCAGGTTTGATCGTCGCGAACTGGGTGGAGGGGAGGATCCGATAGCGATCTCGACTGAGTGTGCTAAGAGATCAGAGATCGACACCCCTGAGTATCGACAGCCAGTCCTCGAACTCGTCCAGGCCGTATTTGTTCTTGGCCAGATTGCACGCGAGATGCGTGATCGCGACGTTTGCATCGTCGTAGCTGCCGTTGGCGCTGTCAGTTCGATCAGCGGAGGGCTGGAGCATCTTGTTGGCTCCACCGGCCATAAGCGCGCCACCACACAGGGCGCATCGTCCACCTTGTTCGCTCCACTTGCGGACAAGAAGGGCATTGAGATCGGAGAGGTTCGGCGCTGAACGTAGCGGATTAACCTTTACACCGAGCTCCCCGCCGCGTTTGACGCGATCGATGATCAGCATCGCCATCCGAAAGACTTCTTGCTTGACCGATGGCTCGACCTCTGCCGACACGCTGCTGCGCAGCTCGAGGTAGTTGGTGACGTCTTCGCGAAGGTTCAGGGTGATGGGCTCGATTTCGAGCGCCATGACCGCATCTCGTTCGGCGCCTGTCGCTTCGACAACGCCGCCCCTGTTGGCGATCTCGGCGAAGGATCGGTACGCGATCGGGATCGTGTCGTGCGCGGCGGGATATGGCGGCCCGACCATGTTGGCCGCTGCCAGAACCGCCATGGAGTGGGGCCAGCGATCGCCCCACTGCGCATTGGAGTTCGCCCAGACGTCCGGAGGCACGATCTTGCGTGTTTCGAGGATCTGGTTGGGCTCGATGGTCACTGCCGAAATCAGGCGGCTTCGGTGTTCCGGCAGCCGAGTCATTTCGGTGCTGGTCGTGCCGACGTAGACGAGAACGTCTCGACCTGCCACGAACTCGCGCCTGAGGCGATCGCCGACTGACCGCTTGGTGAAGGACACACAGGGCCACTCGTCACTGATCTGAGCCCATTCGCTCTTAAGGAAAACTCGCCCGTCGGGTTTCATCATATGGGATACACGCATGCCCCTGAACCTGATCGGAAATTGGCAACTTGGCAATTCGGCAAGTACGTCTCAAACCTGAGGCCCCGATGTGCCCACACCACGCGAAACCATCCTCGCCGCGCTGCACGCGCGGCTCTCAGCGCTGCCCGCGACCGCCCTGCGCGGTGAGGTGCTGCCCGAGCGCATCCCGGCCGAGGGGCTCCTGATCCTGCGCGATGGCGAGCCGGGGGAGCCGGAGATCACGCTGTCGCCGCTCGCCTACCACTACCAGCACCGCGCCGAGATCGAGGCGGTCGTGCAAGGTGCCGATCGCGACACCGCATTCGACACGCTGATTGCCAGCATCGGCTCGGCACTCGCCGCCGACCGAACGCTGGGTGGGCTCTGTGACTGGGTCGAGGCGGAAGCCCCGCGCCCGGTCGATCTGCCGGTCGAGGGCGCGGCCAGCCTCAAGGCCGCCGTGGTTCCGGTGGTGCTGCACTATTCCACGGCCGATCCACTGGCCTGACCCCGACAAACCGAGGAGAACACCATGGCACGAGCCCAGGGGGCGCGGGCGCTGATGGCGCTTGCGTTCGAGACGACCTATGGAACCCCGCCCGCCAGCGGCTTCACCCGCATGCCCTTCGCCAGCACGTCGCTGGGGGCGGAGCAGCCGCTGCTGAACTCGGAACTTCTCGGCTACGGCCGCGATCCGCTGGCGCCGATCAAGGATGCGGTGACCGCGGATGGCGATGTCGTCGTGCCGCTCGACGCCGAGGCCTTCGGCTTCTGGCTGAAGGCAGCGTTCGGCGCGCCGACGACCACGGGCGCGGAAGCGCCGTACACCCACGAGTTCCAGTCGGGGTCCTGGACGCTGCCCTCGATGTCGATCGAGACAGGCATGCCGGAGGTCCCGCGCTATGCGATGTATTCCGGATGCGTGCTCGACCAGATCACCTGGCAGATGCAGCGCTCCGGCCTCCTGACCGCGACGGCCCGGCTGGTGGCGCAGGGCGAGACGGTGGGCACGACCACCAGCGCCGGAACACCCGCTGCGCTGGAGCTTAAGCGCTTCGGGCATTTCAACGGGGCGATTACCCGCAATGGGACCGCCTTGGGGAATGTGGTCTCGGCCGAGATCACGTACGCCAACAACCTCGACCGGATCGAGACGATCCGCAGCGACGGCCGCATCGACGGTGCGGACCCAAGCATCGCGGCGCTGACCGGCCGGATCGAGGTGCGCTTCGCCGACCAGACGCTGGTGACGCAAGCGATCAACGGCGAGGCCTGCGAGATGGAGTTCGCCTACGTCCTGCCGTCCGGCGAGAGCTTCACCTTCACCGTGCACGCCGTCTACCTGCCGCGCCCTCGTATCGAGATTTCCGGGCCGCAGGGCGTGCAGGCGACCTTCGACTGGCAGGCCGCGCGCGACAGCGTGGTCGGCCGGATGTGCACGGCAACCCTCGTGAACGACGTGGAGACGTACTGATGCTGACGCTCGACCTGACCAACGCGCCGCGCTGGCATGACCTCGCGCCCGGCGTGCGGGTGCAGCTGCGCCCGCTGACCACGGCGCTGATGGTGGCGACACGCAGCGATCCCGCCATCGAATCCGTGCCCGAGGAAGCCTCCGACGAGGAGCGCGCGGTTGCCTTCGCCAAGGCGCTGGCGCGGCGGGCCGTGCTCGCCTGGGAGGGCATCGGCGACGCCGACGGCAACCCCATCGACCCGAGCCCGGAGGCCATCGACGCGCTGCTCGACGTCTGGCCGATCTTCGAAGCCTTCCAGCTGACCTACGTCTCGAAGGGCCTGCTGCTGGAACAGGAAAAAAACGCCTCTGCGCCCTCGCTGAATGGTCCTTCGGTGGGGGCGAGCGCTACTGCGAAGCCTGTGCGCAAGCCTGCCCGGACTGCCCGGCGCGGCTGAACCGTCCGGAAACTCCGGAGGGTTGGCAGGTTTGGGACTTGGTCGGCCGTCTTGGCGGCCAGCTGCGCGTGCTGCCCGGCGCGGTGATCGGCTGGGACATGTCGGCGGCGCTGGCGCTCGGTGACGCGCTCGGCGTGCCGCAACTCGCCATGGCCGAACTGCTGCCCGTCATCGAGGCGGTGATGGTGCGGAGGCTGAACGAGGAACTGGCGGCCAGCGGGGACCCCGGTGTCAGACCTTGATCTTCTCGATCAGGGTGACGCCGGGCAGCCCCTCGAAATGGGCGTCGCAGGTCAGGAGCATCGCATTCTGCGCGCGGGCGGTTGCGAAGATGATGGCGTCGGCGGTTGCCAGCTTATGTTCCCGGCAGGCCTCCGCCGCCGCCAGCGCGATCTCGGTGTCGAGCGGGACGACGTGGCAGACCTGCGTGAAGGCGATGACCTGATCCGCCTTGTCCTCGCCGACCTCGCGGGTCAGCCATTTCGCCAGCTCGAGCTGGACCACGGTCGGGACGAGCCACTCGGCCTGTTCGGGCAGATGTTCAGACAGCTTCTCGCCGGTCGGCGAGCCGATGAGCCACTCGATCCATGCCGACGTGTCGACGAGGATCATCAGAACCGGTCCGTCCTGTCGCGATAATCGGTGGCGGACGCGCCGCGCGCGAGCCCCTTGAGCGCCTCCCGCTTGGGCACCGGCACCAGCAGGACGCCCGTGCCTTTCGGGATGAAGGCAAAGGTCAGCCCGGCCTCCCAGTGCTGGGCGGCCCGGATCGCCTTGGGGATCGAGATCTGGAATTTCGAAGACAGGGTCGCGGTCTCGGCCATGGTCATACCTTCGCTTGATCGATGGCATAAACGTAAGACGCCCATACGGCGAAAGCAAGGAGTCTGACCGATGGCCGAGAAACGCGTCAGCGTCCGCCTTGCTGCGGTCGGCGGGCGACAGGTGCGGGCCGAGCTGGAAGGTGTCGGCGAGGCTGGGTCGCGGGGCTTCGGCCGGCTTGGCCGTGAAATCGAGGTGGCGAACGCCCGGCTCGCGGCCTTCTCGCGGCGGGTGCGGGTCGCGGCGGCCGCCGCCGTGACGGCTGCAGCCGCCGCTGGCGTGGCGATGATCCGGTCCGGTCTGCAGACGGTC